CTGCACCAGTAGCCCGTGCCGTCGCCCTTCTTCGCGAACTGTGCCGTGACGTAGAAGCGCCGGTCGGTCGTCGCGTCGATGTAGACCCAGCCGGACAGCTCGCCCGCGTCGTATGCCGAGACGTTCTGGACCGGAGTCGTTGCATTGTTGGAGAGATTGATGTTTGTGCGCACGTTTGCCGAGCCGACGACGACGCCGCGCATGTTGTAGAGGAACATTTTGTTGGTATCGTAAATGATACCGACAGGTTTTGAAACGTGGCCAATAACTGTAGGTTCGGTGGCTGTGAGTTTACCAGCACTGAGTGGGGAAAGGAAGACAACCACACCTTTGCCTGGAACAGAGCCTCCATCAAACCAAGCAGCGGCTACATCCACCGAGCCGCCTGTGGCCAATTCAAAAGTATCCGTGTCGATTGTTGATGCAAAGATACCGACAACTTCTGCTGTGTTAGAAGCAGTAGCAATTGCTGAAGTGTAGGTGGAGCCGTTTAGATAGAGGACTCGTCCCTTATCTGCGGCTGTGGTAAAACCGTGGGCTACCGGGGTATTTACTTGCGTAACTGTACCACCTGCACCTCCGCCTGTTCCGCCAATTACTGTCCATTTGTTAACTGTACCCGTTCGATAAACCAAGAAAAGAGCGGCCTTATCTGCCACACTGATAGGTCCACCTGTACCTGTGATGACTCTTCGACTTGCATCCGTTCCTGTGTCATTATCAACGAGAAAAGCAGAACCTGTTCTATTGAGAACAACTAGATAAGAACCATCGACGTTTTCTACCGAGATTTGATTGATAAGTCCTGCGGTACCTACTTGTGTAACTTCGACTACACCGGCACGGCTAGACAAGAATAGTTCTGTAGAGGCTCCTACAATCGTTGCTGTGTTTGTGTAGGTTTGAAGACGGTCAAGAGTTTTGAGTGCGACCCCGGAATTAGCTGCGGAGTCCGTTAATAGAGTACCGGTACTTGGGATATTGTTACCGGCAACAACGACACCGCCTGTACCAAACTTAATTACCTTATCAGCACTACCTGCAACGGTAGCCAGTTTTGTTATAGCAATTGTTGTATCCGCAATCTTATCATTGGTAACTGCGGAATTTTTGAGCTGAGCAGTGTCTACACCTTGCGCTTTAACTTGAACTGTGTCGCCATTGAGTGCAAGCGTGATATTGTCAGGCAATACTTCGAGTGCATTACCTGTGCCAAGGACAAGTCCTGCACCGGCAACATCCGCATTAAGTTTGGCTGCAGTGACTGCATTCGCGCCAATCTTAACTTCAGTGACCGCGCCTGCTTGAATCTTAGCCTCGGTTACACCACTATCTTTGATGCGCAGTGCATCGGCGTTAATCTCGATGGTAGCGTTGTCCGGGTTGACATCTAGTCTGTCTATACCACCGCCTGTATCTGTCATGACAAGGCCGAGACCTGCCACTGATGCCGGTTCAAGTTTAGAGGCTGTAACAGAGTCGTTATTGAGGGATGCTCCAGGAATATCGTTTAACGTATTGTGTGCACCACTTATGGTCTTATTAGTCAGTGTCTGTGCCTGCGCTGTGAGGACCATGTCCTGCCCAGCTTGCGACATAGCAGGAATTGTAACAACGGCGTTGTCCACTGTTTGCGTAGCTGGCTCGATTGCTACCTGCTTACCTTTGAAGAAGATAATCTTGGTCAGGCGTTCCCAGAGGCCAAAAACTTTCATTTAGATTCTCCTTATTAGAACTTTCCAGCCAGAACCAGTCGGTGCTTCGGACGCTGTCAAGTCGATGACGTTGAGCGTAGTTCGCACGACGGAGTCTACCAGAATATCTTCAAATGTGTCCAGTGAATAGATTTGAATAAGCACGTCTCGACTTCCAAGGTTATGGGTAATGCTCTTGCTTGTGCCATCTGCCGTAGCCCAGGTAGCCGTGAAGTTTGCCCCGGAAAGATTGGCCACAGACTGTAGGCTTATCTTTTTGAGATTGTCCGAGTCGGAAGCATCCGAGATGAGTATGTAATCTTCATTTGCAGGGCTGACTTCAGTCTTGCTTGTGATGGCCTCGTTACGCAAAGCAAGGGTCAAGGAATTGCTGCCATCTGTGTAAGTAGGCGCAATATCATTGGATTGGCCTACCAAGGCTGAGCCAACTACGTCTTGCACTGCCTCGCTAAAGTCTGTGATTTGCGTCGAAGCAATGGCAATGTCCTGGTGCGAGGCACTGGTCAGGCGGCCTTTGTTGTCTACTGCAAGGGTTACAGTCTTTGCAGCATCACCATAGCTGCCAGAAGCCACGCCGGTAGTTTTAAGAGAAAAGCTAAGACTGTTACCAGCATCGTCATAAGCCTTAGCAATCTCAGTAGAGTCGAGCAATAGTGCATTGATGGCGTCCTGTGCCAGCTCATCGCTAAAGAATTTATTTGTCGCACCTTCAGTAATGTTATCAGTATTGACGGTCAGCTGACGAAGGCTAAAGCTGATTGAATCTGGACCAGAGCCGTGCGAGATGACGATACCGGAAGTAACGCCATCATTTGCAGCAATCATGCCTTTGACTTTGGTGTTGACGCGGGCATCCGTGTAGTACAGACGTGAACCTTCCGGGAGGTCCGTTGTGCTGAATGCGCCAATATTCAAGGTCGGAGTAAGCTGTCTAGTACCTGAGTTGTAAGCCCAGGTAAGACCAGTCGCGGCTTGAATGGTATTGTTGACCTGGTCTGAGATGAGTTGATTACGGTTGGCAGAACTGTTCAGGGGAGCAGGCAAGTCTGTTTCCTGCAATGCACGGAAGCTCGGTGTACCAGTGGTGCCAATGGGCGAAGCAAATACTCTATCTGCAGCCTGGTTAGCTAGGGCGACATCGAATTGTCCTGTGGCTGTGATGAACGGGATTGAGTCGCCAGGATTAGCTGGGATAACTGCGCCGGAGCCATCACGTGTTGTGACGCTGAATATATTTGGAGCAGTCAAGCCTACCTTGGATACGGAACCACCTGCCTGTGAAGCAGACCAGCTTGTATTGCCCAAGCCGTCCGTGATGAGCACGTAGTTCTGTCCACCTGCGTTCGAGGGAAAGCGGAAGTCAAGATTCTGTGTCTGGCTTTGGATACCAAGCGTGGTCTTGAATGTTTGCCCAATCTTGAAACCTGATTCAGAGGAAGCGAACTGCGAACCAAAGTTAGCATTGACCTTAGTTCCTGCCAATCTGTCGCCGGAATTGTTTGACCAGTCTGTGTTCTTGACTTGTTCTGTGAGATTAAGTTTAGTGTAGGCAATATCTGCTGTATTGGCTATGTCGGCATTCACCAATTGGCCTGTCAGATTCACCTTGGCGTAGGTCAATTTATCAAGTGCCACAGAGGACCAATCACTGTCCTTGAGTTGCCCTGTCAGTAGTAGGGCATTGCGTGGTACATCCGAGAAAGCGTTTGCATAGCCTGACAGATTCTTGTTTGTCAAAGTTTGCGGAAGAGCTGCCAGCTGAGCTGCCGAATAGTTGTCCACATTTGCCAAGTCTACGTGAGACTTCTGCAATCCTGTCGGCGTACCTTGGAAGTGTGGACTGGACAAAGTTTTATTTGTAAGGGTCTGTACATCGTTGATGCCTACAATGTCACTAATGACGCCGTGTGCGCTTGTATCGTTTGTGTGTGCAAGAAAGTCGGCTGCGGTGGCTCTTGTATCAATATCTGCCTGTAGCTCGGCAAGAATATCGTCTAAGCGAGTCGATGCAAGATTTGCTATATTTGTGTCAGGTTTACGGCTAATCTTGCGGATGTCGATGGCTGCATTCGATGCAACACTTCCGTCAGTCAAACCAGTGATTACGTTGCTGTCTGGTGAGCCTACGTTGATTGTTTTATTCTTGAGTGTTTCGGTACCTTCCAGCGTGGCCAGTACGCCTGTCGTAGGCAGAGTTACATCAGTTATGGCGGTTGTATTCAGTTTGGTCCTGAAGGAGCCTGCCAGCTCAAGGTCTTGAGCCAGGATAAGAGAACGGTCGCCGCCTTGTACATCAAGGCTAAGAGTACGATTGGCTGCGGTGTCATCCGCGCCTTGTGCCGACGAATCGTAGCGTATTGTCAAGTACTTACGGTTCTGCAATGGCACATCGTAGTCGGGCAAACGGAGTGAGCCATTTAGCTCAAAAGTGGTTGCATAGACTTTGAATTCTTTGACTGGAGTAGACTCGGAACCTACGAATACGTTGCTATTGCCTGCACCGCCTGCGGCTGGGTCGCCGGGCAAAAGACGAATATCTGATTTACTTCGGATGTTTACGGCTTCAGAATTGTCAACTTGGTAAACTCCGCCCAAACGGTCCAGAATTTCCAAGTTTGCTTTAGCCTCTGTACTAAGGCCAGAGGACAGAAAGAGGCGTAAATTGCGAGTACGACTGGTGGCCACCTGTTAGTCCTCCACTTAGGTCAGATGAAGCATAGCAAAAGAAAAGACCCCGCGCAAGTACGCGGAGCCTTCTGATTTTCACCTATGCTTTCGCATTAGATGGTGAAGTTTTCAAGGACAACACCGGCTGCAGGGTGAGTGCAGAGGAGTGCGAGTTGGCCTTCCATGTAGGAAGCGATACGGCGCTCATGGCCTCCGCCCGAAGCTGGCTTGAGGTGGAGTTTGCCGGAGCCGCAGTCCACTGGAGTCATTTCGGTGAAGAACAATTGCATCATGGCTTTCTGGCCAGCTGCTTGTTTTGGCAGAGCGAATGCACGCTTAGGTCCAATGTACTCCGAGCTAACAACTTCGAGAGTATCATTCTCGTGTTGGAAGATGAATGCTTTTGCACCTTTGACGCGCTGGCTGTCCGAAACAGTCAAGCGGCGCTTGTCTTCGTCAGCTTCAACCAAGGAGTCGCGGGCTTCTGGAGACATAGCCAGCATGTCCCATTTGTACAAGCCTTGGCCGACAGCGACCTTAGCTTCAGAGAGTGCTTCCTGCACATACTTGAGGGCGATGAGCTGTGCGCCACAGTCTACGCGAGTACCGCCGGTGATGCCTGCCATCTCGATTCCGTGGACGAAACGTCCGTCGTTTGCGAGGAGCGACTCAAAGCCAGGGAATACAGTCGAGATAAGACCATAGTCAGCGACTGAGCCAGAGAGGTCAGGAACTTCGACTTGTCCTGCGCGGTAGACGAGGTCTCCCGAGGAAACTGCGCCTGCGCCTGTGATGTTAATGACTACCTCGTTAGCATCCACGCCTTCAACTGTAACAGTCTTGTTCTTGCGGCTACGAGCAACAACGCGGAGAGCCACGATGCCTGCACCGTCAGGAAGCTGAGCTGCACCAGCTGCAGTCCGAGGAACAACCAGGTCGCCGTACTCAAAAAGACCGACGTGGCCGCGAGCTGCGTTTGCATCGCTGAGAGTGATTACAAGGCGGGTTCCAGAGACAGCTGCCGAAGCGACTGTACCGATAACGCCTGTTCCGTCAGCGTAAAGGTCTGCAGCGATACGACGCTTGGTCGCTACTGCTTTGGACTGCATTTCGAGTGCCAAAGGTTCTGCATATTTGAGCGGGCTATTGAGTGCCTTTTTGTAAAGGTTATACTCAATCTCAACCGTTGCATCCAACTCTTTCGAGACTGCCGTCTTTTCGCTGATGCCGATGCGTTGAGCTTTTGGGAAAGCACCGCTACCAGTCCCGCTAGGCTGAGCATACTGCACTGCGTTTGGTCCAAGGCTCGTCTGCAGCATAAAGCGTTGCTCACGCCAGTTAGGGTCACCTACGCGAAACTTCTTTACCATTTCAAAATCTGGAAAGGTTTGGTTCAACTGATTGAATACACCCGAGGTGAATGCAATCTGCAGGAACTGTCCGAGTGGAAGATTTCCAATTGGATTAAATGCCATGATTCATAACTCCTTATTTAATGCGGCCAGTCAACATGCTGGAAAGGGCAGCGGCCCAATTATTTTCCGCAATATGTTTATTAAAAGATTCTGCTTCTGTTTGTCTACTCCCTTGTACTGTCTGAGCTTTTGCTGCAACACGAGTTGCTGCCTGAGCCTTACGCGCTTCTGCCGCCGATGCAGCTTCCTCTTTGGCCTTCATGTTCAGCCCTTGTTTAAGAGAATCAGCTACTTCCTGGAACACTCGGCGAGTTACGGCGGGAGTAATTGCCTGCTTGCCTTGCTGTTCTTCGAGGTTCGACAGAATGTCAATGGACTCTGACCAGATGGTTCTGTCCAGCCGGTCTTCCAGCTGTTCATTACCAAGTGTGCCCGCAAAACGAACACGGTCAAAGGAAGGATTGACAACGGATTGGAGAGCCGCCTGTTCAGCCTGTTCACGTTCCTTCGTGACTGCTTCCTCTCGTTCCTTGAGACGCTTTGACTCAATCGTGCGTTCTCTCTCAATCCGGTCAAGCCGTTCGCGGAGTTGGATTTTCTCAAGTTCATCGGGAGTTGCATCGCGCTTCAGCAATTCCTTCTCAACTTGTTTGTGTACCCAATCTGTATAGGCACCTTGCTTATTGGCAAGTAAGTCAACCAATCCTTCGATTCCCTGAGTGCTGTAGGCTTGTTCGATGGCATTCCATGCCGTACTTACATCCTTGTATTCAGCCTCTCTTTCCTCAAGAGATTTACGAAGTTGGTCTCGTTCGTTCTGCCATTTACGAGCACCGGCTGCCATAGAGATGGCTTTTTTTATAGCGTCTCGATTGTTCCAATCAATCTTGATGCGCTTACGTCCTGTATCGTCCGTCAAGTCTAGGTATTCTACTTCGCCGGTAGCATCAGGCTTTTCTGAGGAGCCAGCTCCCTGACCTGCCGCTTCTGCATCAATATCGACTGGGGCTGCACTCTGTGCATCCGGGCTGTCAATATCGACGGGTGGTACGTAGCTGTCAGCTGCTGCTGACCCACCATCTGCAACACCGTCTCCGCCTACTGTGGGAATTTCTTCTCCTCCGCCACCCCACAAATTTGGAAAAAGATTAGAACTATTTGCTGCCTGACCTGACATAAAAACTCCTCTTTCTACGTCCTTGGAACGGATGGTAGAACTTGTCCCTTGCGGGTGTAGCATGCGTCCAAGACCACCTCAGATAGCATGAATACTTAAATCATTAGATTATTTTTTAGGAGTTGTCAACTCATTACCTTGAGTCTTCTTCAATTGTTCGCTGACCTTCTCGCCAAACGAGGGGCCTTGGAACTGAGAAACAAGGTATCTTTTTACTTTAGACCAAAGACTTTCTTCATCTTCAGGCTGCTCTGAAGTAGGTCCACCAAATGCGGAGGAAATACTTTTAGCAGCTTTACGTTGCTCTTCGGTTTGCCATTCGCTCATCCTGGTAATCCTCCGGGTGCTGGTGGTGGGGGCATGCCTCCGCCTGGTACCATGCCTGGCATTGGTCCTGCGGATGCCATCTTGCTGGCCTGTAGCTCTTCACGTGCCTTGTTATGCTTTCTAATCATCTCTTTGTGTATTGGGCTAAGATACTTGAATTCGGCTGTCATCACGTAGACGTAGGCAAAGGCAAGCATATTGATGTGGTCCTCGTCGTCGCTAGGCTCGATGTACACACCCTTGATACGCATTTCCTCGTATATCTCACGTTGCCGGGTCTCTGCCAACTCAATGTGGTCGTAAGCATTTTCTAGCTCATTCAGTTTAAGAAGCTGCAACATCTTACGTGGTTGCACACCTGCCTGCTGAAAGAGTGGCATCATTTGCAGAATCTCTTCACGGCGAGTCATTGGGTCAAGCGAGAGGGATGCACCATACTCGACAACAAGGTCAAAGCCGGAGGCAATATCTGCGCCTGAGATATTGATTGATTCAAAGGCTTTCTCTTTACCTAGCACCTTGATGGTTCGTGTTTCCTTCCAATTCTCTGCAACAATTTGGAGATACGTTTTGTACACCCATTCAACGACCGCAATGTCCTTATTGAACAAACGCTTACGAATCATGTTTGATTGCTGCGTAGCATATTGCAAGCTAAAGCCAGAAGTTTCGCGTTGCATGTTACCCATCACGGCATCGTTAATTCCGAAGACGTCGTCCATGCCTTTTTCCATGCGGTCGCCAATGTTTGGCAGAGCTGCTGGCATTGGCACAGGTTCCATGAAGTTGGGCGGGATAGAGCCTGTGTACTTAATTACGTCCCAGGTAGAGTTAGTGATTGACTCGTCTGCAATCTCGGCTGACTCAGGCATGACCATGCGGGCTATGCCATGGGCCTGCAGAATGTCGAGCATCACTGTGTCGATTCTGTTTTTGGCATCCTGCATTGCTGAAGCGTAGGCCACTACACTCATGCCCCAGTAAGTGCCAGGAACATCAATGTCTGTCAGGATTCTGTAAGGAAGGTAAGCACGGGTTGGTCCCGGTTTACCGCCCTTGAGTTTCTGTGTAAAGCGGTGTGGGCTGACTGTGAGAGGCGTCAATGGAGTGCCATCCTCAAGGCACCAGCAGTAACGTCCCTGCATGCCATTCATTGGCGTGCCTGTTTCCCAATACTGATAGCATTTAACTGAGTCGTAACGGTATTTATTTGCGACTGCAGAGGAGGTATTCTGGTAGTCCTCAATATCTGACTCGTAGCCTTTGGTACGCACGCGCTCCAGTATTTCCAACTTATCTGGGAACATGTAAGCAGCTTCCTCATATCGGAGGTCAATCTCCTCAAATACGTAGCTGACCTCGTCCCAGTTTGAAGCATCTGCATCAGGATATATTTTCCAGACCGAAGGTACAGCAAACTCAAAGTCGCCGCTCATGATTACTTCTTCTGTTTCTGGATTGTAGTCTGCAATATCACCCTTCATCGAATTGAAGTAACACTTTGCAAAACCAGAGCCATAGATGAGCGTCTCGAGATTCAATTGGTCTTTACGTTCTGCCATCTGGTAGTGACGAATCCCGTAACGGACAAGCCTGTCTGCGGCATCTGCGGCATAACGGTCCTGCGGGTCTGCACTTGTAGGTTTAGGAATAACTGTGGGGGGATTGGCAGACATTTGGCTATGGATAAAGCGCAGATTCTTCATTGTCCGGTTGATGCTAATGTCAGCCTGTGCCATGTCCTGTTGATAAGCTGCAGCCTCGCCATCTGTCGAGAAGGAAAGGGAAACGTCAGAATTCTGTAAGCCAGAGGAGCGCGTGCCATAGATGGTACGCTCATTCTCTTCCCACTGCTTTTCGTAACGAGCACGTGCCTGCCGAGAGAACTGCAATCTCTTGCTTAGTTCTTTCTTAATCTGGTCATCACTGGTCCACCATTGCAAGCGTACTTTACTCATTTACGGCCTCCGAAGGCTTTTAGTAAGGCTTTTCTTCTTTTTTTGAAGACTTGCTGGAGCCTTTCGAGGCTTCCTTTTTGGCGGGCATCGGCAGGCGACGGACGGAAGCGATTGTTAGCATTACGCCTTTGCCAGCCTCTTTGCCCTTTTTGTTTTTCTTGTAATTCTCGCAACCACATTCTTGACCGCGCATTTCGTGACCCTCTGCTTAGTTGCATGTTAAGTTTCATACGCTCGACTGTACTTTTTGAACATCGCTCGAGACGACGTGCGCGAAGCCAGAACATACCCGCAAGGCACAGTATCATAAGAGAAAAGATGTAGCAAGTTACCGCTATCGCCATGGCTTCCCCCAAGCACGGCCTCTAGTCTTAACTCCCCGGAATCCGCGAACTTTACTGGGAGAATTTTGACGAGCCTTGTGTTCAGCTGTTTTACGTGCTTGATTAGCTTGTCTGAATTCGTTCCAATAGTCAAGAGGAGCTAGATAACCTTCGTACTTGGGACGCATCTCATGGAAGTAAACGGCAGAGTCATGCAAGTGGTACTTGGAACTCTTGGCAATCTTGTTATCTGCCGCACCAGACCATTGCATGGTTGTCAGCTCGTTAACAAGGTCTGAGCACCAGGGAGCGATGAAGAGAATACTACCAAGAGATGTCTGGAAATTCTTCATCATCTCCAGCTTACGGTTTGCTTTGTGTTCGACCGGCGTGTACTTCATCCCCAACTTCTGGGCTGCACCCTCATACCAAGGAGCTGCCGAATCATAGATGCGCCGGACAATGTTGTAACCTAATGTCTTCTGCTTTACGACTGCAGCATAGTCGGCTGTATCCTTCAAGCCTGTAATGTACTCAGCCTTGACGCAGTACCAGTGGCCTGTAGCTGGGTCTTCTGCCCAGACAGTCATGCCGTGGGCTGTGGTGATGGCAGGGTCAGAGGATTCGACGTGACGCCAACCTGGACTGTAGTTTTCCGGGGCACGGACCATCATGTCTGGGTCAAAGAAATAGACTGAACTCTCGGCACTCATCCACTCACCCTCGAGACGACAGCGACGAATGTGTTCTGGGTAGAGATTCATTTCTTGCAATATGAGTTGGCGTTTATCTGGCGTATAAACTGGGTTATCAAACATGTGAATTTTGTACATTATGCCCTGTGTTTCTGGCAAGTTATCGCAGAAACTACGTATCTCATTGTTGACAATAAGTGGCGTAAATGTGGCCCAGAAATATCCTTCGTTCTTCTGAATACGTCGGAGTGACTCGTTAAAAAGGTCAAGAGAACTAGGCATTTCGTCAATCCAGACTGCGTGTGCAGTATAGGACTGAATGCGTTCACGGGCTTGGTTGACGTTCTCATAGGATTGGAACAGGAGCGTGTTGCCTGTAGGTTTGTGTACAACTTTCTGTAGGATGTTGCCCGCCCTGAATTCGTGTAGCTCGGATGGGTCAAGGTAACTCTTGATACGGTAGTAGAGTGATTCCTCAATAATCTTACCAGTCTTACCAAGTATGAGAATCTGAAGACGCTCGGTTCCCCAAACTGCAGGACGTTGCCAAGTGGGGTGTGTTTCGCTGAGCATCCAACTGAAAGTACGTGCGCCGAGTGTAGTTTTGGATGACTGGTTTCCCCCGCGAACAATCGTAATCTTATGTGCGCCAAAGGAGTCAAGAATAGATTGTTGTTTGTCTGAAGGACGTGCGCTCAGGTTGTTTGGGTCAATAGCCTGCGCCTGCTCAAGTTTGTTGAGCCGACGCAAAGCAAGGGCCATTTTCTTTAGGTGTACGTCATTCGTCATCTTGCAAATCCTTATCGTCTACTATCCTGAAGATAGGAGGTAGTACAAGGAAGGCAAGTATTATGAGGCTAACCAACACAATAGCAGGAAGACCGAAAAGAGAATGAATAAGCCCAATGGCAGTGAATGTACCCACCCAGTGAATAATAGAAACCAGATAAATAAGTACATGTTTTTTCTCCGGTTCTTGACTCATTGGGCTACTTCCTACCTTACAGGATTGAACATCGGTCACTTTCACAGCCAGAAGTTTGACTACGCAAGTCGTGCTTCTGCTCATAGATTACTTCACTTATATCAAACTCGCAAGCCAATACTTGAGCTGAGAGTTCGTCAAAGCGTTCCTCCGAGATAGCCTCGTAGGGTGCCTGGATGTACGTGTTGGTGTCCAATGGAAGTAAGGAGATGCCGGAGTAGGCTGCCCTGTTATTCCACATCCATGCGTCTAATCCGCCTTCATCCTTGCCTGCTCTGTAGTAACAGGTCAGACTTACGTTGTGCGTGTTAGGGCCTCTATTGTGGCCAGGCTTAATCCATTTGTCGTGAATATACTTAGCCCTCTCGAGCTGCTCTACGCACGTCTCCTGGCTCGCTACGATGCCTTCCATTTGAATTGGCAAGGCAATGCAATAAAGGCTTGGCTGAAACTGGTCTACTTCGATTAGTTCCTGGGGCAGATGCTGAACAAGGTATTGCGCAAGAGGGTCGTCCTGCGCGATGCGGATGCGGCGCAGGTAGTGCGGCGCAAAGGCCCCATGAATGCCTGCCGTAGTTCCGAGTACCGTACTCGTAGTTCCCGAAGGTTTGGTAGTTGTAATACGGGCGGCTGAATTTATGCCGAGCTGTTTTGCCAACTCTGCATTCCAGAGCTTAGTCATGTCTGCCACTTCTGCAATGTCCCATTCCTGCAGATTCTGCCAGTTTTGTGCTTGTCCGGTGATAGATACACCGAGCAGTGCATCTTCCTCGGCAATCTTTTTCCAGCGTGGATTCACGTAGTTAAAGTTGGTCAGAGCTGCCTGAAAGGTGCCAAGCACGGTTGCATAATAAGCAGCTTGCGCGAAGTCAAACTCATTCTCGCAGACGGCTGCATTGATTTCTGTAAGGTTGCAAAGTCCGTGAGATTGCAGGCTAATCTCGGCGCATGGATTTGTTCCGTAGTCTGGGTCGCTTGTCCAGAAGACGCCAGGCTCCCCTGCATTCGATTCAAAGCATGCCTTGAGTGTACTGCGGAAATCTGGATAATATGAGTTGCCACGAATGAGTACGGCTGAGTTGTTTGCACGTGCGCGTTGAGGTGAACGCTGCCACCAAGCACCTGCCTTGGAGAGCATCATTTCCTCATCGTCCTGGTCGAAGAGAGAGATTAGGGCAGCCCGACGAACACCGCCAACCACAACCACATCTGCGATGTAGCAGACAATGTCGTGTACCTCTAGGCTGCGTAATTTGCGGCCAGCGGCACCTTGCAGGATGCGGCGGATATTCTCGTGAGCTGTACGGAGTGACTCAGGACCGGAGGCAGTGCCGCCAGTAGAAAGTTTACTTCCACTTAACCGTACTTTAGAGTAATTAAAATTCACATTAGGATGCTTAAAAAGTTCTACAATGGAGTCAGCCCAGCCCTCTCTGGAATCGCCAACAATGTGAACAAGTGTCGAGTCTGCCTCGGGTGCTTGAATGACAGGGAGTTGCTCAGTGTGACGGCGTTGCACAGAGTAGCCAACACCTGTTCCGTTCATGAGTACATAGAAGATGTCTGCAATATCTTTGGGAGATTGGATTGCGACAAAGGAACAATTGTAGGCACGCATGTTCTCACGATGTAAACCTTCGCCCGCGAACTGCATCATGCGCATGGAGGGAACTATCTTGCGTTGCACTACGAAATGACAGGCTTTTGTAATAAGGTCGTGATGTTGTTTTGGAAACCTGTCTAGCATAAATTGCTGATAGCGTTCAACTACTTGATTCCAGGTTTCTTTCTTACCACTGGGAAGGACTTGGCTGTAGGTGCGGTAGAAGGCGAGGTCAGAAAGAATCTGTGCTGTCCGTTGCATAGGTACTCCTCCGTCCAACTCTGTGAAATTAGAGTGGTTTTTAGAGTATATCTTAGGCTGACTGACTGGTCAAGTCCTCTCTTAGAAAAAAGAAAAAGCCCTGCATTTCTGCAGGGCCGTGCTAAGCTAGGTAACTAGATTTAGGCTTTAATCATATACTGAGCGCGAATCTCGTCACCAACCTCAAGTGCCAAAGTTCCGCCTGCAGCAAGTTCTCCTGCAAAAGTCAAAACAGCATAGCCACTTGCGTTTTGGCTGATAAGGAAATCTTCGCCATCAAACAAAGCCAAGCGACCGAGGTGCATCACCAAGGAGTTAGTCACAAGATTCTTATGGCTCAGTGTAATGTAGCCAGCAGAAAGAGCTGTGGCATCGATGGTGAACTTCTCTTGCTTGGTTGAGTTAAGCAACAAAGCATCTGCATAGTCTTTTGCATCCTGCTCAGCTTTGGCTACTGAACCTTCGCCTGCGCCTTCAATGACAGCCAAACGGGTAGTTGTGCCGTCAATAGCAGTTTGCGAAGCCTTGCGAATTCGGAGCGAGACTTTGCGTTTAATGCTTGGCGAATAAACACCAACAGACTCAGCAACAAATTCGCAATTGCCAATGGCCGTACCAGAATCAGAGGAAAATACTGCCGTCAAAACTCGCTCATTGTTTGCCAAAGGTCCCACAGGGGCACTAGGTGCAGGAGCAACAACCATCGGAAGCCGTGGCAATTCAGGATGAACTTTAG